AGAGTTACCCCTCAGCCAAGAGGAAGTTTGACTGGGCAGAAGAAACCTACCCACCCATCAAGGCTAAGCCAGACGTAAGGTCTGTTGCTGTAGTGGAGGGACGCTTCGAGGGTATCCGAGGGCTAGACGAGGACGTAGCCAAGCTGTACGGCATTCAGTTGCAGTACGATGCTGACGGTAACCCAGTAAGATACGCATTCAAGTACCCTAACAATGTGAAGTACAGAGGGTACGACGAGAAGATATTCTGGACGAAAGAGCTTGGGTCACCACGTGATCTGTTTGGTCCAGAGTTTAACGCAGGGTCAAGCAAGCGTCTCTACCTGACAGAGGGTGAGTTCGATGCTGCTAGTCTCTACCAAGCCCTTGGCAAGTCATTCCCCGTCAAGTCTCTACCGAGTGCATCGGTCTCTGAGAAGTTCATCAAGTCTAACTTCGACTACCTGAACAGCTTCCAAGAGATCGTGTATGCTGGTGAGCAAGACAAAGCAGGCAAGGCAGCAGCGGAAAGGCTGTATGCTTTGTTCCCTGAGAAGTTCTACTACGTGCCTATGACTAAGCACAAGGATGCTAATGACTTCCTGCAGGCAGGCGATGTGTCAGACCTTAAGTGGGCTGCACTGAAACCCCAGCGGTTTAGCCCAGACAACTTCTTCGTGGGTGACCTAGAGGTAGAGAAAGCTATCACCACCGAGAACCCCTACGAGTATGTACCTACTGGACACACTGGCATTGACGATAAGATCCGTGGGCTAGTGAAGGGTGGGCTAACATTCATCAAGGCACTACGGGGCCAAGGTAAGACAGAGCTTATCCGATACTTCGAGGTTGGCTTGCTAAAGCAGAACACTCGGATAGCCTTGCTGCACATGGAGGAACAGAAGTCTACAACCTACCGTGCCATGGCTACCTACCATCTTGGGTTCAACGTAAGGACTAAGGAAGATGCACAAGAGAACGGCTTCACAGAGGCTCAGGTTATTGATGCGGCTAAGAAAGCGGCAGGTGATGAGAAGACTATCATCTTTGAAATGCGTAGCCATGACGATCCTCTTCAGCTTCTGGAGTATGTTCGCCTAGCTTCTACTGTGTATGGCGCACAGTACATCTTCATTGACCACGTGCAACGCTTGGCCTACCTAAGCAGTGCTGGTGTTGAGGGTGCGACTAGCACACTGACTACACTAGGTGCAAGGATGGCACAGCTAGCCAAGGAGTTGAACATCGGTGTTATCTTTATCTCGCAGGTCAACGATGATGGTAGAACCAAGTATGCTTCATCCCTTGAAGAGGAAGCTATCATCTGCATCAAGCTTGACCGTGATACCGAGGCTGAGGATGAGCATGAGAGGAACACAACCTACTTCACGGTTGACAAGAACAGACCCTTCGCTAAGTTAGGCAAGGCTGGTAGCGTCTACTATGACCCAGAGACTACCATCTTGGAGGAGGAATCCTTCAACGTATAAGGAGAGGCAGATGAAGATTGTAGTAAGTGACATTGAGACTAATGCTTTGGTTGGAAGCGATAAGCTCTGGCTGTGCGGTGGTAAGGATGTTGCTACTGGTGAAGTCTACAAGTTCGAGAACTGCCATGAAGATCCTGTAGCTAAGGCGGCAGCTATCGAATGGTATTCATCTGTTGATCGTATCGTTGGCCATAACTTCATTCAGTTTGATGCACCAGAAATCAATCGGTTGCTACAGCCTAGGCTCATTGATCCTACTAAGATCATAGATACCTTGGTGGTTAGCCGCACGATAGACTATGACATCGACATCCCGAAGGGTGCTAAGTCTCCGCACAGTCTGGATGCTTGGGGTCGTAGGCTTGGTGTATACAAGGGTGACTTCCACCAGTTCGATACCTTCTCGCAGGAGATGGTTGACTACTGGCTTGGTGACCTAGACACGACTGAGGCTTTGTACAAACACTTCGGTAAGTACATCTTCGACAAGGACTGGCGGCGTTCACTCCGGGCAGAGCATGACCTACAGATAGAGCTAGTACGTACCAAGTACTATGGCTTCTACTTTGATAGGGTGAAGGCAGAGTTCCTGCTTAACTCTGTGCAGGTCAAGATGAAGAAGCTTGAGGAACAATTCCAGATCGACTTCCCGCCTAAGCTGGAAGAGGTAAACCGTGTGCAGTACAGGCTCAAGAAGGATGGCACTGAGATGGCTACTGTTGCTAAGGCTAAGGAGAAGTATGCTCTATGCCAGAAGTCACTGGATGGCACTGAGCTTGTGTGCTTTGACTGGACACCCTTTAACCCTGGGTCACCTCAGGATCGTATCGATGTACTCTGGGATGCTGGGTGGAAGCCCATCGATAAGACCAAGACACACCTGAAGTTCGAGCGCATGGGTGTTGGCGATAAGCCTACCCCTAAGTCTGAACCCATGACACAGGAAGTCTACAACCAAAAGAAAAAGCAGCTGGGTCGGTACGGCTGGACATGCTCAGAGGAAAACCTCTCGACACTTCCAGACGATGCACCTGATGGTGCCCGTGCGCTTGCACAGTGGCTTACTCTAGAGGGTCGGCGTAGCAGTCTTGTCGAGTGGCTTGGGCAGTGTGGTGATGACAGCCGTATCCACGGGCAGATCAACAACATCGGTGCATGGACTGGCCGCTGTGCTCACAGAGAACCGAACACAGCTAACATCCCCTCGCCATTCCACGGCGATGTACGCACGGCTGTGGATGAGGTGAAGAAGCAGTACGACTTGCACCTGCGTGCATGTTGGACAGTACCCTCCGGCTCTTGGCTAGTAGGTACAGATGCTGACGGTATCCAGCTGCGTGTTCTAGCTGACTACCTGTGGCGTCACTTCGATGCGGAACAGTACGCACTAGCTATCATGGAGGGCAAGAAGGAGAACGAGACTGACATCCATAACCTAAACAAACGAGCACTTGGTGTACCTCATGGCACCCGTGACATGGCTAAGACTTTCATATATGCTTGGTTATTAGGCGCTGGTGTAGCTAAGACTGCACAAATTCTAGGCGTTAACCAACGGGAAGCACAGGCTGCACGTGACCGCTTCGAGAAAAGCATCGACGGTCTGTACGAGTTGAAGAACAGGATGGTACCATTCATTGCAGACCAAGGGTTCTTTACTGGGTATGATGGCCGCAAGGTCAAGGTGCCAAGCAAGCACAAGACACTTGCTGGTATCCTGCAGTCCGGTGAGTCTATCCTTATGAAGCACTCCCTGCTACGCTGGCATGACGTTGCCCGCAAGGAAGGCATCAAGTTCAAGATGGTTGGTTTTATCCACGATGAATACCAAGTGGAGGTTATCGGTACTAAAGAAGAAGCTGAACGTCTCGGCCAGATCCAAGCACAGTGTATGCTGGAGACAGGCCAAGAGCTAGGCTTCAAGATACCTACACCCGGTTCGTATGATGTAGGTACAAACTGGGCTGAGACCCATTGACAAGCTTTAAACCAAGTCGTATATACGATGATACGATTACTCGAAAGGAGAACAGCAATGGCTGGATCGAAACTAAAGGCAACTGAACTGGAACTGTTTGGCATCTTTGAGTGGGCCAAGGTCTTTGAGTTCAACCGTGACAAGGCTGAGTGGAATGCTGACACTGATGGTGAATGCAAGATCACTCTCATCCTTGACGAAGAGAATACAAAGAAGTTCAAAGCTTCTGGTAGCCAGAAGAAGATGGTGCCAGATGAAGACGGGCGTGGTATGAAGGTCACTGTTGGCCGCAAGTTCCGCCCCGCAATGGAATGGCAGGGTGGTCCTCCCCCTGTTGTAGATGCTGCTGGTGATCCATGGGATGTCGAAGAGAACGGTCTCATTGGTAACGGTAGCAAGGGTGTAGTATACATCACAGTGTACGATACCCGCAGCGGTCGCAAGGGCACACGGCTTGAAGGTGTCCAAGTGATCGAACACGTAGCCCTTGAGACTGAAGGGAGTGGGTCTGGTCCACGTGGCCCACGCTTCAAGGACTACTCTTCGTCTGCTAAAACTGTTGCTGCTAAGTCCTCTCCTCCTCCAACTCCCAAGGCAGCACAGCAGGTAGAAGAAGACAACATCCCCTTCTGATTCCCTCTCCTCCAAGCTATCGCCCCTTCCTGCAGCAATGTGGGTGGGGGCAACTCATAGAAAGGATACAACATGGCTAAGACAATCGACACACTCGTGCAGGACATGTACGAAACTATCCTCGGAAACAACGGGTGGGATAGCCTTGTTGGTGAGATGATGGGTAAGAACATTTCGGAGATGTCAGCTAAGCGTTTCAGTGCACCGCAGGAACCACGTGGCTACCTGTCTCTATCTTCTATTGGTACACCCTGTGACCGTAAGCTTTGGTACAAGATTAACCGCACTGATCTCTCAGAGAAACTCCCTGCTAGTGCTTTGCTCAAGTTCTTCTATGGTGACATGATCGAAGAGCTTGCCCTGAGCATTGCTGCATCGTCTGGACATACAGTCACTGGTACACAGGACAGGCTGGACTGCCACGGTATCAAGGGCCACCGGGATGCAGTCATTGATGGCATGACTATCGACGTTAAGTCTGCCAGCCCCTACGCCTACAAGAAATTCAAAGAGGGTAACCTGCGGGAAGACGATCCCTTCGGTTACATCAGCCAGCTTAGCTCGTATGTGTATGCTGCCAAGGATGATCCTCTTGTTACTGACAAGAAGCGTGGTGCTTTCCTAGCTATCGACAAGGTGAATGGCCACATCTGCTTAGACATCTATGACTTCTCTGATGAGCTAGACAAGAAGGCAGAAGAGATAGAGAAGACTAAGGCTATGGTGCAGGGTGACATACCTGACAGATCCTACGAGGATGTACCCCAGTCTGCCACTAGCCCCAACAGAAAGCTGCCTGTTTCGTGCAGCTACTGTGACTTCAAGAAAGAGTGCTGGCCTAACCTGCGGAAGTTCCTCTACCGTTCTGGTCCTGAGTTCCTGACCAAGGTAATCAAGGCACCTAACGTGAACGAGGACACGAATTTCTAATGGCTAAGAGACCATACAGTAACCTTCGAGCACGTGCTATCAAGGAAGGCTACCGCTCAGGCTTAGAAGAAGATACGGCCAGGTACCTCACCGAAAGGGGTATCTGGTATACGTATGAAGAGAAGAAGCTTAAGTGGGTAGACCTACGACATAGATCGTACACACCTGACTTTATCCTACACAATGGTATCGTAGTAGAGACTAAGGGTCGCTTCACTAATGACGATAGGCGGAAACATATCGCTATCAAGGATCAGTACCCTGACCTAGACTTACGATTTGTCTTTACTAACAGTCGTGCTAAGCTGTATAAAGGTTCAAAGACTACGTATGCTGACTGGTGCAAGAAGCATGGCTTCCTCTACGCAGACAAAGTTATACCAGATGACTGGCTGGAATAACTGTTTGACTTGAAGACACCACTCAATATAACTAGGAGTTTCCGACTTGCTGTACGAAGTTACCCTCTTACTCGAAATAGACCCTGACGTTTACTTTCTGGGAGCAGATCCAGACAGTGACTTGGAGTGTGTACGTGAAGCAATAGTCGTAGCACTATACGACATGGATGATACCGAAGTAGTAGATATAGATGTAAGGAAAACACAATGAGCACTATCAGTGATGGCGATCTTGAAGCTTGGGAATACTACAACGAAGTATACAAGCACAAACCCTTGGGGATGAATGACTACCAGAGTATGGCAGCTAAGACTGCTGTCTACTCAGCGACACATCAGCTTCTTTACCCTGCTCTGGGCCTTGCTGGTGAGGCTGGCGAGGTAGCCAACAAGGTTAAGAAGATGCTTCGGGACAACAACTTTGATCGTGCCGGGGTAGCTGCAGAACTAGGGGATGTTCTGTGGTACGTTGCAGCACTAGCACGGGACTTGAACTTGGACATGCAAGACCTAGCTATGCAGAACTTGGAGAAGCTGTACGGACGTGCAGCACGTGGGACTATTAAGGGAAATGGAGACGAGAGATGAGCAACTATCTACCAACAGACTACCAAGCGTTTATTCACACCAGCCGTTATGCCCGCTGGCTGGAAGAAGAAGGGCGTCGGGAAAGCTGGGCTGAAACTGTAGACCGCTACGTGAACAACCTAGTGGCCCCTGTCCTAGAGGATGAGACTGGCTGGGAACCCTACGAGCAAATCAGGGAAGCTATCCTTGGTCTAGAGATCATGCCATCAATGCGTGCTATGATGACTGCTGGCCCTGCCTTAGCCCGTGACAACACCGCTGGCTACAACTGCAGCTACCTACCCGTAGATGACCCTAAGTCCTTCGATGAGGCTATGTTCATCCTGCTCTGCGGTACTGGTGTTGGGTTCAGTGTCGAGCGGCAGTTCGTTTCGAAGCTCCCTGAAGTACCACAGCTCTTTGATTCTGAGACTATCGTGGTCGTTAAGGATAGCAAGGAAGGTTGGGCAAAAGCTCTGCGTCAAGTTATTGCACTCCTGTTTAGTGGTGAGATCCCCAAGTGGGATGTGTCCCGTGTTCGTCCTGCTGGTGCCCGCCTGAAGACATTCGGTGGTCGTGCCTCTGGTCCTGCACCACTGGTCGACTTGTTCACATTTGTAGTTAAGGTGTTCAAGGATGCACAGGGCCGTAAGCTTTCCAGCATCGAATGCCACGACATCATGTGCAAGATTGGTGAGGTTGTAGTTGTTGGTGGTGTACGTCGTAGTGCTATGATCTCCCTGTCTAACCTGAGTGATGACCGTATGCGTCACGCTAAGAGTGGTAGCTGGTGGGAGAATGACCCTCAGCGTGCCTTGGCTAACAACTCTGTGAGCTACACCGAGAAGCCTGATGCACTATCCTTTATGCGTGAGTGGATGGCCTTGGTAGAAAGTGGTAGCGGTGAACGTGGTATCTTCAACAGACAGGCTAGCAAGAAGCAGG